CCGGACAAAATGATACCCCAAGACCGCAAGGCTTGGTACGAATCAGAAACAAAGCGCAGGGCATTGCAAGAAAAAGACCGTGAGCTAATTCCGGCGGCGGATGTGGAGCGTGTAATCAGCACGACTTTTGCCGCATTGGCTTCTGACATTCGCGCAATACCGGATATGTTGGAAAGGCGGCATGGTGTATCTGGTGCTGTGGCGGCTGCGGTAGAGGAAGGATTACACGAAGCGACGAATGCAATGGCAGACCGCTTAATAGCATTGGCCGATGTTGACCCTGTACAATCAGAAATAGAATGAGTCAATTCGCCACCACAGCTCCAATAATCAAGGCCGCAGCGCACGCATTCCGGCCACCGAAACTCACGAGCGTGTCACAAGGTGCGGCTGATACCTTGATGATCCGGCAGCCTGGTGGATTTTCTGGCAACTGGTCACCAGACGAAACGCCATACATGATCGAGCCAATGGACATGCTGGCAAGCCGGAACCATGAAGCCGTGTGCTTTGTCGGCCCGGCAAGGTCTGGGAAGACCATGGCCCTGCTAGACGGCTGGTTTGCCCGCAATGTGACGTGTGACCCAGGCGATATGCTTTGCGTGCAAATGTCCCAGGAAAAAGCACGGGAATACAGCAAGACACGCATAGACCGCGCAATCCGTCACAGTCCGAAACTGGCTGAACTAATGTCCAGCCGTGCGAATGATGACAACACGCACGACAAGCTGTTTCGCCACGGGATGTGGGTCAAGATTGGATGGCCCAGTGCCACCCAGCTATCCAGTTCAGACTACCGCTATGTAGCCCTAACCGATTACGACCGCATGCCTGACAACATCGACGGCGAGGGCAGCGCATACGGGCTGGGGCTGAAGCGCACGACCACGTTTCTATCGCGTGGCATGTGCATGGTGGAGTCAAGCCCAGGCCGTGAGTACCTAGACCCATTCTGGGAGCCTCAGACACCGCACGAGGCACCTCCAGCTACCGGCATTGTCGGCATCTACAACCGCTCGGACAGGCGGCGCTGGTACTGGAAATGCCCAGATTGTTCGGAGCATTTCGAGGCCAAACCAGGTTTGCAGCTGTTCGCCACATTGCCACCAGAGTCAGAGCTGTTGGACATGGTGCGCAGTGCCGATCTGTCAGCAATGGCAACCAAACACGCCTACGTTGTGTGCCCGCACTGTGGCACATCCATTGCGCCAAAGCACAAGCCGTACCTCAACAAGCTGTCCAGCGGCGCACGATGGCTCAGTGAAGGCCAGACAGTTGACAAAGACGGCAACGTGACCGGCGATGCAGTCACAGCATCCATCGCTGGGTACTGGCTCGGTGGCGTGGCCGCCACCTATCAAAAGTGGGACAGCCTCATCCTCCGCTACCTGCAAGGCTTGCGAGAGTTGGCGCTGTCAGGCTCTGATCTGACGCTCAAAACGACGATCAACACCGACCAGGGCATGCCGTACCTGCCCCGTCACCTGATGGCCGACAAGGGCAGCAACCTGCAAGACCGCGCAGAAGATTTGCCGCGCTATCATGTGCCAGACGAAGCCCGCTTCTTGATTGCCACTGCCGACATTCAAGGTGGAACCAATGGCCGCTTTGTCTGCGAAGTGCGGGCGTTTGGCCCCGATCTGGAATCCTGGCTTGTTGACCGCTTCGCAATTTGGGCAACTGAGCGCAACGGGCAGACGGCCAAGGTCGATCCAGCTGGCTACCCGGAGGATTGGGACTTACTGACGCGCAGGCTTGTCATGGCTACATACAAAACGTCAGACGGGCGAGAGCTTCGCGTGTTGCGCACAGGGGTTGATACAGGTGGCGAGGATGGCGTAACCCACAATGCATACATGTGGTATAGGAGCCTCCGCAGAATGGGCCTTGCCAGCCGGGTGATGCTGCTGAAAGGCGGTTCACATGCCGATGAGCGCCCGATGTTCAAGGGTAGCGCACGCTTGAACAACGGTAAGCCGATGCACGACATGCCGCTATGGATTCTGAACACTGACTATTTCAAAGACCTTGTATCAGGTAGCTTGCGCCGGGTAGCGCCTGGCCCCGGATATTTTCACCCCGCAAGATGGCTGCCAGAGCAATACTACGAGGAATTGCGGGCCGAGGTGCGGGATCAGAAGGGGAAATGGAAGAAAATCCGGCCACGCAACGAGGCGCTGGACTTGTGGGTTTACGCCTTGGCCGTGGTGGAATCTCTCGGTTATGGCCCAAAAGGCCGCATGACATGGGACAACCCGCCATTGTGGGCCGCGCCGCTTTTTGTTGGAAACTCCGAAGTTATCACGGCAGAAGAACGGAAAGCAGAGCATGCCATGATAGAGGCCAAACTGTCAGGCAAGCCAGCTACCACAACGGTGAAGCCACCAGCAAAGAAGCGGGCCGAGCGTGTAGATTCTGGTTTTGAAAGAAAGGGTGGCCGTGACTGGTAAAACCGTGGCCGAATACCGGCTTACTCAGATTGAAAATGCTATCAAAAATGCACTATTGGCGCACACAGACACGCGGTTTTGCATTGACCACAGCAAACGCATTGCCCGCGCAGTGGAGCCAGTCGCCGCTACCGAAGCCCCAAGCGCAGACGAGATCAGGCGGCAGCGTGATGATGCTGTGATGAGCGACTACAACGGGCGAAACCGTGATGATTTGATGCGCAAACACCGCATAAGCCGCCGCTTGTTTTATTCAATCCTGGCCCGTCACAACTCACGCAAATAGTGCGCAGTGCATAGTCACATTGCACTAAAACCATAGCAAAACTGGCTTATTGCCGCGCATAGTAGCGGCATGACACAAGCCAATGCTCAAAAATGGTACGACATCAAGGCCGCCCACCAGCAAGGTGCAGGCGGTGAATCTGTTTCTGAAGCTGAGATTTACATCTTTGGGAACATCGGGGACAGCTGGAGCGAGGATGGCGTAGTAGCCAGCTCTTTTGTCCGTGATCTGTCCGATGTTGACGCAACCAGCATCAAGCTGAGGATCAACTCCTACGGCGGCTCCGTTACTGACGGCCTGGCGATCTACAACGCCCTGCGCCGCCACAAAGCTAACGTGCAGGTGCATGTAGAGGGCGTGGCTATCAGCTGCGCCTCTTACATCGCAATGGCTGGCGACACCGTGACGATGGCCGAAAACGCTCAAATGATGATCCATGCCCCGTGGACAGTTGCAGGCGGTAACGCTGTTGACCTCCGCGCACAGGCTGACATCCTTGATCGTTACGCGCAAGCGATGGCTGGTGCATACGCTGCCAAATCTGGCAAGCCAGTTGCCGAAGCCCTGGCATTGATCACCGATGGCAAAGACCACTGGTTTAGCGCCGCTGAAGCCGTAGCCGCTGGCTTTGCTGACCGCATCGAGGCCGCATCGGATATTGCCGCTTCGCTTGCCAACAGTTTCAACCTCACACGTTTTCAAAATGCCAAGGCATCCGCCGAAGGCGATTCACCAAAGGAGCCAACAATGGCAACACCAGAAAAGCAGGCGGATACCAAACCCGCATTCGCACGCACAAAAGAAGACAACGCTCAAGTTCTTGCGATGTTCAAACCTTTCGCATCGCGCCCTGAAATTGCCGCGCTGCAAACAGAAGTTCTGGCAGACCCCGGTATGACGATTGAACAAATTCAGGCCAAGCTGTTGACCGAAATGGGCAAAGGCTCCGAGCCTGTCAACCCAGTGGCCCATGCTCCCCGCCTGTCCACCGTCGAGGACGAAGCCGACAAGCGCAAAGTGGCCGTGACCGCCGCCCTGATGAATCGCGCTGGTGTTCTGACCGATGCACAAGCCAAAGCTTCGATTGGTGCAAACCCCTTCCGTGGTGCAAAACTGCTGGACTTGGCCCGTGCATCCGTTGAGCGCACCGGGCGCAAGACAGAAGGCATGTCGCAGATGGAAGTGGTGGCTTCCGCTTTCACCCAATCCACCAGCGATTTCCCGATCCTGCTGGAAAACGTCATGCACAAGACGCTGCAAAGCGCCTACGCCACCCAGCCTCTGACATGGAACCGCTTCTGTGCCACCGGCTCAGTCTCCGACTTCCGCGCACACAACCGCTACCGTCTTGGCAGCTTTGGCAATCTGGACACCGTGACCGAGTTGGGCGAGTTCACCCACAAAGCCATTCCAGATGGTGAAAAGGCTTCGATCAGCATCGGCACAAAAGGCAACATCATCAACCTGTCCCGTCAGGCAGTCATCAATGATGACCTCGGTGCGTTTGTTGGTTTGGCCGCGATGCTGGGCCGCGCTGCTGCCCGCTCCGTTGAGTCTGATGTGTATGCACTGCTGGCGCTGAATTCTGGCCTTGGCCCCACTATGGGCGACACCAAGACGCTGTTCCACGCTGACCACGGAAACATCGGCACGGGCGCTGCAATCTCCGTTGCGTCAATTGATTCCGACACCGTGCTGATGTCACAGCAAAAGGACATTTCCGGCAACGACTACCTGGCATTGACACCATCCGTGCTGCTGATTGCCTCTGGCCTTCTGAGCACTGCCCGTGTGATCAACCAGGCCGTGTACGACCCCGACACCGCGAACAAGCTGCAACGCCCCAATGCCGTTGTTGGTACGTACAGCGACATTGTTGGCACCCCCCGAATGTCCGGCACCCGCCGCTACAGCTTCGCTGATCCATCCGTGGCCCCGGTCATCGAAGTGGCTTTCTTGGATGGCGCATCCGCTCCGTTCATTGAAATGCAGCGCGGTTTTGACGTTGACGGCACCCAATACAAAGTACGTCTGGACTACGGTGTGGGCGCTATTGACTATCGCGGCGCAGTGACCAACGCAGGCCAGTAAGCCTAATTTGGTGGGTGTGGAACCGTTCCACACCCACCAAAGCAACAGACTAAACAATCAAATTTTAGGAGCATTCCATGTCTCGCAATTACGTTCAAGAGGGCGACACCCTCACGCTGATTCCATCGACAGATGTTGCATCCGGTGTCGGTCACCTGTTTGGCGCTTCGCTGTTTGGCATCGCGCTGAAAGACGTTGCATCCGGCACACCAGGCCCATTCATCACCGAGGACGTTAATACCATCGCAAAAACATCGGCACTGGCGATTGCAGTTGGTGACCGTGTGTTTTGGGATGCTACCAACAAGGTAGTAAACAAAACCGCCAGCGGTCAGCCTTGTGTCGGCGTGGCTGTTGCAGCCGCTGCTAACCCCAGCTCCACCGTGCTGATCAAGCTGGGCAGCTACTCCGCTACCGCCGCCTAATCATGTCAAGCGCGGCAGATGCCATCATGTCAGCGGCCACAGACAGCATTTACATGCTGTTTGGCGAAGCCGCGACATACACCCCAAAGGGTGGCACTGCCGTGCCTTGCACGGTACTGGTGGAGCATGACTTGACCCAGTACGGTGAAACCGCACGAGTGCAGGGCAAGAGCGCAGTAATCGGTGTGCGCACGTCACAGGTGCCAATCCAGCCACGCCGGGGCGATGTGTTTGCCGTCACTGGTGGCAAGAGCTACGCAGTTGACAGCATGCTCAGTAGCGATCCCATCGAGCACAAGGCGGTGGCCGCATGATCAGCAATTCCGTCGAGGTCGATCCAGCATCGTACAAAGAAGCGGTAGACCTGTTCGAGTTCTACGGTCTTAACAGTCAGGAAGCCCTGCGGATTGCGATCAACAAGACCGTTCCCAAGGTGCGTACAGCATCCGTGAGTGCGATCCGGTCACAGGTGCGACTGAGTGCTGCTTATGTTCGTGAGCGCCTGACTATCAAGCTGGCTAACAAGTCCGATATGAGCGCGGCCATCCGAACGCCTAAGCGCGGTTTGCTGCTTTCGCGTTTCAGCACTGATAGCCAAATCGCAAGCGACAAAATCCGCTGGTTTCGCCCCCCGCTGGTGCCAAAGCGCGGGATCAAAGTCAAGATCAAGCCACAAGGACAGATCAAAGACGCACCGTCAGAAGGTGATAACAAGCCTTTTTACATCGTCTTGAAAAACTCCAACGCAGTTGGAATCGCAGCACGAATCGGCAAAACCAAAAAGCTGAAAGTGTTTCACGGGCCTTCTTTGTCGCAGGTGTTTACGACTGTGCGCGAAGACGTTTTGCCTGATGCTAACCGTGAGCTGACGAAACAGATGATTGACGCGATGCGCTACCTGGCTCAGAAGCGCCTGCCACTTGAAAACACAGGGGCAGACGAATGACGCTATCAATCCGTGAGCGCCTGTTGGCAGCTATCACCACCGCAGTAGGTGGCGTGTATGCCGAGCCTGATCCAGTGGATAAACGCGACCTGCCGTTTACTCTTGTGGTGGATCAAGACGAAACCGCCAGTCTGAGCTACGACACGATAACGCACCAAATGCCGATTTCCATCGTGCGAATCACCGCCGCCACCGTAGAGCATTCCGGGGCTGCACTGCGCACGCAAGCCAACGAGCAACTGGCCTCACTGATGGTAGCCATGCACAACGCTGGCGACTTTTCTGGCCTTGCCGTGTCTGCCGTGTACACCGGCGGCGGCATAGCAGTGGAGGCTGGGCAAAACGTATTCGCTCAAGCCGACTACCTGATCACCTACAACACCGTTCGCGGTGACCCGTACAACAAACCCTAACCCAAAATCCAACAGGAGTACACATCATGGGCGCACCAATCATTCGCTACGAGGCCGGTCAAACTGCCTACCCTTTTGAGAGCATGACCACCAGCGACGCAACCAAGTTCGCCGCATCTTTCTACCCAATTTCGTCGGCTTCAGGTTTTGAGGCAACCATTGCCCCATATGGCTTGCTGACGGGCGGCGCGATCACGACCCATGTCGATAACGACAAAGTGACAGTGGCCGCTCTGACCGCCATGATGCCAGCAGCCACCGGTGCAGCCGCTACCGGCGTGCTGACTGTGGCCGCAGGTACTGGCACGATCACCCGCCCTGCAACCGCAGTCGCCAAGATCAACAGCATCACGATCAACGCATCCGGCGCTATCGCTGTGGTGGCCGGTACTGACGGGTCAACCACCACGTTCAGCGAGACTCGCGGTGCAGCTGGTGGCCCTCCTTACATCCCAGTTGGCAGTATCGAGATCGGCCAGGTGCGCGTGATCAGCAACACATCCGCAGCCATCACATCGGCTCAAATCTACACCGTGCCCGGACTGCATGTGGAGCGCAGCGATTACCCCGTCTATACAGTGGAGTACACCACTGGCAAAGTCACATTCGCAACCGCTCTGCCACTGATCCACACCGCAGGTGTGCCGAAACTGGTATACATCAAAGGCGCAACCCCACTGTTTGCGCCTATCCCCCAGACCTCCGACTGGGTGCCCGCCGAATCGACATACTCGATCAGCTCCACCGACACCTATGATGGCCCAATCGGCAGTGCATCCGCATCACTCGGTCAAGCCAGCTTCACAGCAGTGACAAAAGACGGCATCACAGACGGTTTCCTGTCTCAGCGTGGCAAAACGATCTGGGTTGAATTCCGGCCTGACCGTGACAAGCTGCTGCCAAAGCAGCTGACACAAGGCATCCTAGGTGTGTCGCGCACTTTCCCCGCTGGCGGTGGCAATTTCTCCGCATCTTGCACTGTCACGCCATCCGTTCAAACACAAGACGTGACCGCTTGATATGAACCTTGACCGCTTTACCAATGCGGCCTTGCAACCCCGCCAGCGTGAGGTAGAAATACCCGAGTTGGCCGGGGTTCTGTTTGACGATGGCGAGCGCCCGGTGTGGGTTGTGCGCGGGTTGACCGCTGCCGAGCTTGGCCGTGCCCGTCAAATGGCTGCTGAAGGCCGCAACAACGTTGCGGCGCTTGTGGATGCTTTGGCCGGTGGCTCAGACAAGGCCGCGAACATCCGCAAGGCGTTCGGGCTGGGTGACGATGTGCCGGAAATGATCAGCCTGCAAATCGAAATGCTGACCATCGCCAGCGTTTCTCCAAAGCTGGGCAGCGAATACCGGGACGTGGTAGTCAAGTTGTCCGAAGCATTCCCAACCAGGTTTCAGCAGCTCGTGACCGCAGTGTCAGAGCTTACCGCGCTTGGTGCGGAGCTGGGAAAGCCCAGGCCCTCTGGAACGACAGCCGGGTAAAAGTTGCCATGCAACTGGCTGAGAGCCGGGGCCGCTTCCTGTTTGAGGTGTGCCCCGATCTGATTCCAGAGGGTTTTTTGACGGATTTAGAAATGTCGCTTTGGGGCTTGTTTTACAACGAGCTGGCAGAAGATCGAAAACGAACACAACGAGGATAAAAGATGGCGACCAGTCAAACCACCGTTGACCTGATTTTTAACGGGGTTGACCGAACGTCAGCGGCTACGCAAGCTGTTCTTGGCAACCTCGAAAAGTTCAGCCAAAAAACCAAAGACCTCACGCAGCCGGTTGCCGATTTCACGGCAGCTGCTGCCAAGATTGAGGCCGGTGTACTGGCCGCTGGTGCGGCTGTTGTTGGCTTGTCTGTCAAGATTGCCGGTGATTTTGACAGCTCATTCCGGCAGCTTACAACCCTGTTTGATGCCACGGACGAAGAAGTAAAAGGCTTCCGTGATTCAATCGTAGAGTTTTCCTCTACCTCGTCACAATCGCTTGAAGACATAACAGGTAGCATTTCCGCAGCTGTAGGTTCAGGTGTGAAGTGGAGCGAATCGCTCGACCTGGTAAAGGGCGCTGAAAAGTTGGCAGTTGCCACCCGTGCCGACCTCACAAAAACGACAGACGTTCTGGTTAGCACACTGAACGTGTATGGGCTAAAAACGTCAGACGTTGGGCGCGTATCGGACATATTTTTTAAGACAATCGCAGACGGCAAAATCGAAATGAACGATTTGGCTGATGGTTTTGCAATGGTTTCGCCAATTGCCAAAACAGCCGGTATCAGTCTTGAAGAAGTCAACGCAGCCATTGCCGTGCTGACTGCATCCGGTATCAAGCCAGCACAAGCCATCGAGTATTTGCGCGGCGCAATCACCAATATCATGGCACCGTCTGAAGGTGCCAGCAAGCTGGCTAAAGAGCTGAATTTGGACTTTGGCGAGCAAGCATTGAAAGCCAAAGGGTTGACAGGCGTGCTGGCTGATTTGTCGGAAAAGACAGGCGGTAGCTCGGAGCAAATGAAGCGCCTCATAGGTGACACTGGCGGCACCGTTGCTGCTATGGTGCTTGCAAACGATGGCGCTGCAAAGCTGGCAAAAGGGCTAGAAAGCATGAAGAATGCAGCCGGTGCCACTGCTGACGCTTACAAAAAGATGGCCGGTGATTTAAATGCGGAGTCTGCCAAGGTTGGAAACGCATTCACCGCGCTGATGGTCAACATCGGAACGCCGCTTTTGGATGAATCCGCAGGCATAGCCGGTGCCATCGTCAAGATTTTTAACGCCATCGGTGCCAGCGTCAACGACGGGCAACTCGGTGGCCTGGTTAAGTACATTGAAAGCATCTTGGGTGATGTGCAAAACACATTTGACAGTGTCGCTAAAAATTTGCCCGCCGCTTTGGAAAAAGCCGATTTCAGCAAATTCAAGGGTGGAATTGATGTTGTGATAACGTCAATCAAAAACCTGTTTTCAGGCACTGACTTAACGACAACTGACGGACTGACGAATGCTATCAACATGCTTGGCGGTGGTTTCTTGGCACTGTCAAATTTCGTATCTGGCGCGATTGACTCTCTCAAGCCAGCAATGGCGGCTTTCGCCAGCCTGGCAGACGGAGCATCCGGTTTCGGCGAGGATTTCGGAAAAGTTGCAGGTTTGATCAGTGGTGCCATTGCTCAAATCAACCTGCTGGTGCCGGTAGTGGCCGGGCTTGTCGGCGTCATGACTGTGAACTCCACGGTTGCATTCGTTTCCAACATTGCAGCGATTGCCCCCGCTGCATTGGCTGCAACGCCAGCAATGGCTGGATTGGCCGCAGCCGCTGGTGTGCTGTCCTTGGCATACTCTCAAGTCTCAAAAGAGGCTAAAGACTTCGCGGATGCGCAGCAAAAAGTCAAAGAGGCAAACGAGCGCGGAGAAAAGATACAGGCGCTGGCAACTGACCGTATAAAGGCATTCCGTGATGCCACAGAAACCTCAGTAACCACACTGGAAGAAGCCGAGGCATTGATTAAATCCGGCGCAGTGGTTTGGGATGAGGCCAGCAACCACTGGGTCAAAGCCGGTAGCCGTGCAGCCGAATCAGCCAAAGGCATCAAAGAAAGTACCGGCGCACTGGATGCAGAAGAAGCCATGCTTCTGAAGTACCGGAATGCGCAGGTGCTGACAGAATTCAGCACTAAAAAGCTGGTAGACGCACAAAAAGAGCACTGGAAATACACGACTGAGCTGGTGCCAATCACCGATTCTGCAACAGGCGCAATAACCGGCTATGAGCACAAGTTGGTAGCCACAGCCATTTCAGCGGAAGAAGCCGCGAAGCAGAACAAAGGTGCTGGCAAGAGCTTGAAGGACATTGCAGACGATGCAAAAAAGGCAGAGGAAGCACAGCGCAAGTGGAACGAAGAGCTGAAGAAGATGGATCACGCCGAAAGGCTTGCCATTATCAAAGCGCAGTCAGAAATAACCGTGGCTCAGCTCGATGCAGACGCTAAAAAAGGCGTGGCTGCTTTTGAGTCACTGAATGAAGGCATCAAGTCAACTGGCGACACGATAAGCAAACTTGTCGGTGATATCAAAGGGCTTGACGGGCTGGACAAGATCAAAGTATGGGACATAATCGGAGATGAAATGAAACTCAGACAGCAGGAATTTGCACTGCAAAAAGACCTCATACAGCAACAGATTGAACTGATGAAAGCCAAAGTAGCAGCCATGCAAAAAGGCGAAGCACTGATCAAAATCGAAGGCGATGGACTTAAACCGCACCTAGAGGCATTCATGTGGGAAATTCTCCGCACGATCCAAACCCGTGTAAATGCTGATGGACTTGATATGCTGCTGGGAGCCTGACCATGCCAAACGTAACAATATCAGCAACCACATATGACCCCAGCGGGGCAGTGACAATCAAGGCGCTGCCATCGTCGGACTACGGCACAACCGCCCGCCGAATGAACCGTATTGCCACGCTTGACGGCGGATCCGTGACCAACGATTTTGGCTTTTCCGAAGCTGACAAGACGGTGAGGATTGACTGGAAGCAAGACCGCGCAACCGATGATGCCGTGGAGCGAATGGTACAGCTGCACTCTAGGGTGTACCTCGCAACGAATCGCGGGATGTGGCTGGCGGCTGTTGAATCATTCCGCCCCGGCGAGACATCACAACTCACACTTCTGCCGGTTGAAAAGCTGGCGTAACACAAAGGACACACATCATGGCCGTGCCATCCGTAGCTACCTACTCCGCAGCCGCACTCGTTGCCGCGCATACCTCATTCCGTGATCTGATCGACTCTGGCAGTGGTGCAGGGTCAATTAAAATCCGTGACAGCGCAGATGTGCTGCTGGCTCAGGTGCCACTGACTGACCCATGCGGCACCGTCAATGGAACAACGGGCCAGCTGACAATCACTGCTGATGGCCGAGATGAGAGCGCAGACGCAAGCGGGACGGCGGCCTATGGCGAGTTCTGCAATTCTGACGGCACCGTTTACCTTAGCTTGCCAGCGCAGGCCGGTACAGCGGCTGTCAGTGGGTACATCGTGATCAACACGCTGACCATCGTTGCCGGTGGGCCGGTTGAAGTGTTGTCAGCAGTTATTGGTTAAAAGGAGCAATGCAGCATGTCAGACCCTAATTACAACAGCGTCTCACTGCTGCTGCATTTTGACGGGGCAAACGACAGCACTTCGTTTGTTGACAACAGCCCAACGCCAAAAACAGTTACAGCATACGGAAATGCGCGGATTAGCACAGATCAGTCAAGATTTGGCAACTCCAGCATGCTTTCACCAGGTGGAAGCAGTCATATAAGTGCAGCTAATTCAACTGATTTCGATTTTGGAACCCAGCCCTTTACTATAGAGATGCACGTAAGGGTGACAACCTTTTCCAACTATCCAACTCTAGTATCTCGCCGGATTTCTCCAATTTACGAGCCATATGAATTATACCTAGATGAAAGCGGAAACCCAAGACTGGTGCTGGAAAGCCTAGCAAAAAACAACTGGGCAGTAATAGGAATATTCTCAGGGATACAACTTTCACTGAACACATGGCACCACATCGCATTAACTGGCGATGGATCGGTGCTGAGATGTTTTCGTGACGGTGTTTTGTCGTATACAACATACACATACTCTGGAGTTGCAACTGGATCAACCCCTTTATATATTGGGCGTGGTGGAGAGGGGTCACTTGTTGGGAATATCGACGATCTAAGAATCACAAAAGGCATCGCGAGATATACTGCAAACTTCACGCCACCTGCGGCAGCATTCCCGAATGGAGTACCACAGCCGCCTGTTATTGCCTATGCGTCTGCCGTCAGTCCCCTTGGATCACCGAAAGTAACTAGCGGGTTTGGGTGGCTAGCGAAAATCTCCGCTAATGGCCCACTAAGTCAGCCATACGCTATCGCGCAAATTGTGGCAGCAGCCAGAGCTGCAAGCGTTGGCCCGCTTGGGCAGCCATCTGTTTTAGTGCAACAAACCCCACAGGCGCAAGCGTTGGCATCATCAATGCTAGGTGTGCCATCCGTGCTGACGCGCATCACTGTTTACGGGATGGCCTACACACCAGGGCCGCTATCACCACCGCAGGCTAAGGCATGGCACGACTTCACCGGACAAATTGGCGACACCGTTACACGCTACTTGATGGACTTGATCACGCCATCCGGCACTGTGCGCGTGCCTATCAGCTCATGGCAGGCCACATTGCGCACAGGTGCCAGTAGCTATGTGCAGTGCGTCATACCCGCTGCGCAGCAATGGGGCGTTGCAATCAATGCAGCGACCAGCTTCCGCATCTACCGCCGCGCTGTGACAGCCAGCGGTCAAGTTATTGAGTACATGATGGCCGAAGCACCAGCGGATACGCCACAATTTGACCGAGGCCCGACAAACCACACATGCACCCTGAGCGGGTACGCACCGGGGTTTGCGGCGCAAGATGTATCACCCGGCGCAGACCGCACGCTGACCGGCATCAGGTCAATCTCAAGCGGTGCCAGCTACCGTGTGCGGTGTGCTGTAGACTGGTTGCTTCGACCAGGGCAGCGCGGTGTTGTTGACGGCGTGCCGTTCGTTGTTGCGTGGATCAATTACTACGTCAACACAACAGACGCATACATGGAGGCTGGAACGTAATGGGCCGCGCAGAGATCATTTCTGGCGGAACGGACGGGCTTTATAAGGTGCGTCTGGACTACGGCACAGAAACCCGTGATAAGCGCGTGGAAAAGCTGACGGCAGACATAGCCACGGTGCAAGGCCAGCTTGATACGGCTGAATCAGAGCTTGCAGATCAGCAGGCCATTGTCAGCAGTCAGCAAGCTGAACTCAATAGCAAGATTTCAGCATACGAAACGGAGGCGCAAAGCCTTGAGGCATTGCGTGTTGCGCTTGATGGAGCCATACAGGCCAGATTGGGCCTGTCAGAAAACGCAACACCGGAGGAAATAGCCGCCGCGAATGCAGCCGTTACAGCAGCCACAGCCGCCTACAACGCAGCCGAAGCTGTGGTAAAAAATGCAGACAAAGAGATCAATGCTGCGCTGAAAAAGCTGGAAGAAGAAAAGGCCAAGGTTTACCCGTTGCAGCTGAAAGTCGATCTGCTGATTGACGAAAAAACCAAGCTGACAAAGCTAAAAAAATACTGGACAGACCTCACGCTGCAAGAGGAAAAAAATGTTTGGTGCGCAGACATGACAGAGGATGCCACGGGAAATGTCGCCACGTTGGAAATACCCGGCGAGAACAATCTGGTTGTGATCAAACCCGGAGCGCCTGCCCATGTCACTGCTGACGGCAAATTGATTGCGCGTGCCATACAAGACCCCAATCAGGTGTTTTTCAACGCTGCGGTTCTGCCAGGGTGGCAAAAGTACAGGCCGACATTCCGGCGCGGCACGATCACAGAGTTGGATACAGAGCTTGACACGGCAAGCGTCACACTGACGGACGATAAGTCATCCGCGCAAAACCTCGGTATCAACAAAATTTCCGAGCTTAAAAATGTGCCAGTGAAGTACATGGAGTGCAACGCCAGCGCGTTTGAAGTTGGGGATACGGTGGTTGTGCAGTTTGATGATCATAGCTGGGACAAGCCAAAAATCACGGGGTTTGTAAGAGAGCCAAAGTTGTGCGGCCTGAATTTGCAAGGAATTCAAGCATCCGAAGCGCACTACGGCGGCGCGGATGTTGACAAGCCATCATCATCATGGGTTGTAGCGTATGACAAAGACATGCCCGATGAGCCAAAGCCAGAATCCGTTTACGCAGATCACCCCGGCCACATCACATGGTCAAGTCCGCACTTCAAAATCGGTAGCAAGCCTGTCGAGCTTTCATGGCGTGGGCCGGATGATAGGTATTCACGTATCACAAACTGGACAAAACACACCGGTGGTTACATATCGTGGATGATTCCAGGTACTCCATATTTCATCTCAAAAATAGGAGCACCAACGGGGCCAGCAGGATCAATACCTGGTGCAAACTGCTACATAGACACGGATTATGTGTGGATCAACGGCAAGCGCGTTGACACGGGTATAGACAAGGTTATTGCCGCCGCGCTGCACAGGCCAAATCCTGATGTGCCTGACGGCGTTGTGCTGCGTATCTTGTCCGACAGCTACCCACAGCGCCAACCAGAATTGAGGCACCCGAAACAGGGCATAGGCACACGGCGTTTTTGCACGTTCGACATCATCCCGTCAGACGCATCCGGCCCGGTGCCACTGAGTGCAATTGCCGATGCAAAGCTATTCAAAATTCACGCCACATGGCCCGCTACGCTGTTTGACCCATCGCTATCAAATGCAGGCAGCTGGTACAACGAACAGCGCCCGCATTTTGACAATCGCGGCGAGAGGGTTGCCACGTCAATCATCAAGCATGGCGAGCAAACACGGTATCAGGTGCATGCTGTGTCTCTTGACCCTGTGACGTGGCAGATTTTGGAGGAGTTTTCCCCATTGGGGCAAAATACTGATGAACGCACATCGTCAGCAGAAGTTACTGGGTCAAAGGAGGTAGTTTACCCAGGCGGATTTATTGGTACTGAAATAACATCCGTTTCATTTCAAATTAGCAGGACATATAATGGAAATTATTATGTTTTATATGCTGTTGATTTTTTGAATGATGATTTTGTGTATGTGTATCACGAAATGCAAAGCAGTGGATCAGAATACGAAAGTGGGTATGGCTCGGTAACTGGTGGTGTAACTGGTGGAGTATATAGCGGAGCAGATACATACTCAAAAAGCAATACCATATCATTAACAATAAACCACTCTATTCATGGAGTTATTGCTAATCGCACGCACACCTCAACACAATTGAACGGTGTTGGTTTTGATGGCACAAATGCAACAATATCGAGTACAACAAGCACAGAATTTATATGGGAAAACACTCAATTGTGCGCTGATTTGAGCCGTGATGTTTTTGCCATCGGTGTCCCGCTACAAAATAAATATGAAATAAATTACAGCGGGCCAGCCGAAATCATAGACAACAGGAACTCTGATGAGCTAAGGGCGACAGTTAGCGTAACAACAACCAAAAGCCAGATTGAATATGCTGTGTTTATGGGCGGAGAAGTTGTTGCGAGTGGGACAAATGGAGACTACGACATGCCTCCAAATCCAGATGTTGTTGGAACCACGTTTATATCAGACGGATACCCAACTGGAGTGATGATGGTTGTCAACAACAATATATCATTGCCTCAATCATATAACACTACAACACCAACATATCTACAATCTTCTGGTGTAATTAATGCAAGCAATGAGGCATGCAAAAACATTGCAGTCAGGCCGGATGGCAAAGCCGCCTATTTTGGTGTGAACATTTTGGATGTCGGCGGCCTTGAATTACTTGTTGTCAAAAACAAAGATGGCACAGGTACGGCCATCAAAGACGTTCCACCGTACATAGATGGCACGCACCCGACAATCGCATGTCCGGTGTTCGGGTATCGCCGGAAATAGTGCGCAGCCGGTGCAACATTGCACCGATTTACCGTCAAAAACAATAGCTGCACACGGTAGAATGCCGGGCATGTTCACCACCTCAGACCTCACAGCTATCAATTCCGCTATCTCAAGCGGGCACCTCACTGTCAGGACGGCAGACGGGAAATTGATCACGCTTCGGAGCGTTGCAGAACTACTAAAAGCGAAGCAAGCTATTGAGGCTGAGATTGCCAGCACTGCCACAACGCAGCGTGCATATCCGCGATATCAGCTTGCGAATTTCAACGATTGAGAACAACAGAATGAATATCGTTGATCGTCTCGTAGCGTGGGCCATGCCAGAAGTGGCGATCAAGCGAGCGCACGCCCGCCGGGTACTGAGCTACTATGAAGCAGCGCAGACCACGCGCCTGCAAAAAGGACGCAGGGCCACGGGCAGCGGCAACGAAGAAGTGCTACGCGCAGGCGCAACACTGCGTCAAACCGCCCGCCACCTTGAACAGAATTACGATCTAGCATTGGGTGTGCTTAACACGCTGGTGGCAAACATCGTCGGGCCAAACGGTATCGGCGTGGAGCCACAGCCCCGCCGCGCTGACGGCACGATTGATGATGCACTGGCACGGCAGATCATGGCGCTGTGGAGTGATTGGTGCATGTCGCCAGAGGTCACACGGCAGCACGACTGGGCAAGTGCGCAGCGCATTTTGTGCCGTAGCTGGCTGCGTGACGGTGAAGTGTTTGGGCAGCATCTTGAAGGCGCTATCCCAGGATTGGCCCACAACACCACAGTGCCGTACAGCATCGAAATGCTGGAAGCAGATTTTGTCAAGTCAGACCTGAATCAGTCAGAAGGCCCGGCCATCATCCAAGGTATCGAGGTCAATACGTGGGGCATGCCGATTGCGTACCACGTCTATCTGCAAGACCCACAAGAACCAACGATGGCAACCACGGCGGCATGGCAGACAAAGCGCGTGCCAGCGTCAAAGATGATCCACGTTAAGAACGTGCATCGCATCCGCCAGATGCGCGGCGTGTCGGTTTTTGCCAGCGTTTTGACCAGGTTTGACGACCTGAAAGACTACGAGGAATCCGAGCGCATCGCGGCCAAGATTGCAGCCAGCATGGCCGCATTCATCCGCAAGGGCAGCCCTGATCAGTACGAGCCAGGCAACGATGGCGAAATGCGCGAGATCAAGTTTCGAGCCGGTATGGTGTTTGATGACCTCCGCCCTGGCGAGGAAATCGGCACGATTGACACCAACAGGCCAAATCCCAATCTTGAAACCTACCGCTCTGGCCAAATGAAGGCCATTGCAGCAGGCGCAGGCCCGACATACAGCAGCATTGCACGCACATATGACGGCACGTACAGCGCACAGCGTCAAGAGCTGGTGGAGGGCTGGAACATCTACGGCACACTGGCAAACGAGTTTATCGGGCGCATCGTGCGCCCCGTGTATGAGCGTTTTATCGCTGTTGCCATAGCCTCTGGTAAGCTGCGCGTACCGTCTGGTATCGCCGCCGCATCGGTCGATGATGCGGCATACATGGCACCTGCAATGCCTTGGATAGACCCCAAGAAAGAGGCCGAGGCTTGGGGCATGCTTGAGGATCGTTGCTATGTTTCTGGCCCTGAAATTATCCGCAAGCGCGGCGGGAACCCAATGGACGTTATGGCGCAACAAGCCCGCTGGTTAGCTGAAAAGGATGCCAACGACATCCCGCACAACGCAGGTATGCAGCAAATGAACGATCCAGCTGACAGCGCGGATACGCCTGACACACCAGATAAATCAAAGACTGAAAGCGAGAGCGACAATGCCTGATATTTTTGCAACACCCGGCGTGCATGCCGAGAAATACGATAAAGTTGCAGGTGGCGTGATCCCTGTTGTCAAGATTGAAACGCCCACCACTCCACTGCCGACCACCGACAGCCTGGGCGGAACCCGCACGCACAACACGGCAGGCGGCATCCGGCAAGCGGTAGGCGTAGGCTCTGCCCGTGTTGCGCTGCCAACACTGAGCGCATCCCGTGAAATGTACGTCATGGCAACGCAGCGGTGCTTTTTCCTGACTGGTGACAGCTCTGTGACGGCAGTCAACACAACCGGCACATCCAATATGTCGCACCCACTCGCAGCCGATGAGCGGTTTTACTTTAGGGTGCCAGCCGGTCACACGCACATCGCGTACATCCGCGACAGTGCGGATGGCTTCATCACAATCATGCCGGTGGCCTGATATGTTTCGCCCCGGAAACATTGGACACCTCGGGCGGCTTGGCCTTGTGGCCGCATCGC